TCAACCCGACCATTAACAAATACTAAGACCGTAGGGATACTCATAACGCTGTAACGCTGCGCAATCTCCGGGTAGTCATCAACGTTTAGTGTCCCAACAGAAATATGTTGCGCATGTTCACGGGCAACTTCCTCAATGATTGGAGTAAAGAACGAACACGGGCCACACCATGAAGCCCATACGTCTACGATTGCTGGCTTGTCTGACGAGCGAATAAATGCATCGAAGTTCTTGTCTGTCAGTTCATTCATTGTATGCCAGCCTCATTTATTAACTCAGCGACCTTGTCTTGCGTCGCATCACTCACTGAATCAAGGTGAAATGGGTCGTATTCAGAACCACGTATAGAATCAGCTACTTCTGGGTAATTGACATGCAGGATATTAAAGAACGCCTGCCCCACGCGCTCAGACAGCTTTTCTGCACGAAGAGATGAACCATCGAGGATAATTTTTACCTTGTCTGCGCCTTGATTACTCATGTATCTATTTAACCACTAAGACGGGTGTTACACAAGAGACAAAATGATGCCCACGGGTATGATTTGCGACTTTCTAGGGGGTGTTGACACTCTCCGGTCTTGGCGCAGGCGTCATTAACTGCTAGGCGTATGAACTCCGCCATGGACATGCCAGTCTTTTCGGCCGACTCCTGCCAGCGCTTATGGTCAGACTCTGTGACACGGACCAATACCTGCTTCTGTGTTGGCTCACCAGGAGAAGTTCCTGTGTTCTTCTTTCGGGTGGGAGTAATAGAGTCTGCCACCTTATCCATTGCTGCTTCGATATTGTCTTCACTCATCGGGAAGCCTTTCCTCCACCACCTCGGCATCAACGATGTCATCGTCTACCTGGATGTTCTCTAGTTGTTTAGTTTTGTTAAGTATTGAGTCAACGTAATCCGCAGGCATAACACCCGATTTGCCCATCAGCTCCAGCATCTTGCGCGCTTCTGACTCAGGGCTGAACTCTTCTGCTGCCGACCTAGGGAGAGCGCCGGCCAACACAGCACGGGCTGGAATTCTCTGCCCAATGTCTACGTTCACATTAACGTTCTGCTGGTCCATACCTAGAAGCTTTGCGCGCCTATCCATGATTGACAAGACGGACGTGATGGCCTTTAGGTCTGGTTCTATCTGGACTTCTGTTCCATCGTCTTGTGTTACCTTGCGATGCTGCGTCATTGGCCAAATTGCTTGCTGAAGAGCATCCAGGCGCTCAAGCTCCATGCGAAGAACTTCCGGGTAGGCCAACAGGGCTTCCTGGTTCAGTTTCTCCAACTGTCTAGATATAGCGCTCGTAACAGCCTTAGTAGTGATACTGAACCTACGGGCTATTTCCCCATGGGGCACGCCAGCTTGGCGCATCTTGAAGATTCTCAAGTCGCGCTCGGCTAAGAACTCGCGTGTCAAGCTGTTGGATTTTTCGGTCATTGGATACCCTAAGAGTGTTTACTAAATTCTAGTACCACAAAGGGCCAATCTGTGCCACGAGCCATCTGCTTTGGCCAATCACGCTGGTCACGGGCTCCACGGAAGTGCCCAACGTTGTAGACGTATCCGCCAGGATTGGTTGGGTCTGGTGTTAGAGCAAGACCAAACTCAGGCCAACGTGACCAGACAGACGAACCGAACGGGCGCAAGTCACGTGAACCCATGGACCCCAAGGGAGCGTGATGTTCAAGCCACAAGGTAACGCCATAGACGTCACGAATCATGTCCAAATACTTTGCCACCTCAATCGCTAGTGCTTCGCTAGTGCGGGTGCCGCTGTCAACAAAGGACTTGTACATCGGCCCCATACAGATGAGCTGAGGCTTAATGGTCTCAATGTAGGACTCCAGCAGAACGCGGTCTTTGGTGCTCGTTAGGTCCAAGCCATCTGGCTTCATGAGCATGTGTGCGTCTACGTGCTTTGCCCCTGAATGTTTCATGGCCTGCAACATGATGCTGCGCGAGGTGCGGCGGATAATGCGCTCAGGGTTTTCTAGGTCAACAGTTAGCGTTCGGACGGGTGGGATTTTCTGGAAGGTGAATGGGTGTATCCCAGCCGCTGCACAGATTGCGACTTGGCGGGCCAACATTGTCTTGCCGACGCCTTCGGCCGCGACGACCATAACGCGTTCGCTGCGTTCGAGAATGCCTGGAATAACCCAATCATATGAATCATCTTCTGCCTCCTGAAGAAACTCTTGCCAGTTAACTAGTCGTCCTGGCTGACCTGTTACGTGCTGTGTGTCTGCGCTATTTAACAACACGACAGAGCGATTAATTTTTTGCTGGAGAGTCAGCTTATTCTTGTTAAATACATCAATGATTTGCTCAAGAAGACTGTCTTCTGTCGTGTCTTCTGTTGGCTCTTCTAGCTGCGGCATTGTCTCTGCGCGCTCATAAAAACCAAGTTCAATCAGGTCGTCAATATCTTTCCCAGACACAATATGGTCAGTAATGTCTTTTGCTGTTGGCGACATCCATATGTTGCAACCTCGAGCACCAGCAGCCTGAAGCTTTGCCGCTACAGCCAAAGCATGTTGTTTACCCACTTCGTCATTGTCGGCAATGATTTCTACATGCGCTGCAGAGAGAACATCGGTGTATGACTGCTCCCACTTTCCTGCGCCGCTATCCATGGTTGTCCCACAGATACCCATATCGGCCAATGTGTCAGCGTCTTTCTCGCCCTCCACAAGCCACACGGGTTCACCTGCTGCAATTGCCTTAACTACTTCAGGAAGACGATAAAGAACACGACGCACAAGCGGCTCTTTCAGGTTCCAGATGTATTCCCCTGGATTTGCTGGGTCCGGCTGACGATTAGCAAATGATTTTCCGCCATCATCCAAGCGAAAGCGCACCTTCTCATATAGAAGCGTGCCCTCTTCGTTGTAATACGGGTATACCTTTTCAATCTTCTTACCTACGTTGCGCTTAGTAGATGCACTACGGGTGTCTGGTTGAAACTTAGGGGCAGGAACCCAGTCGTCGTCACTCTCTGAGAAAAGCTCGCGTGCCTCTAGGCCGATTGACTTACATATCTCATCAAGCGAACAAGAATTACCACGGTGACAATGCATTAGTGCTGTCCCCTCATCGTTCTGCGAAATAGCAAGCGAAGGGTTCTGGTCATCATTGCGACAAGGGCAACGCGCCATCCATTGGTTGCGGCCTGTTTGGCGCACTCCCTCAAGAAGACTAAGGACTGTGTCTACGGGTTTAGAGATATTGCTCATGAATCGCAATCTTTGTAAATAGTTTGAGTGTGCCGTCAGCTTTTCTTCGTCTGGCTATTTGTTCTCGTGCATCAATATTTAATCCACCCCAGATGCCATGTTGCTCCTGGGCTGAGATTGCATACTCTAGACACTCTTTGCGCACATGACAACCCGAACAGATTTCTTTTGCAACAACAGTGTCGCGCGCGCGTGCACCTCTGGCGTGACGCTCGGGAAACCACCAGTCAACCGGATAACCGATACATGCACCGTCTTGTGGCGGTTGCTCCTCAAATGGAATAACCCAACGAATACCCGACATAACCCTCCTCGGTTGAACTACGAAGGATAGTTGAGCTTTATGCGAAATGCAATAACTAGTCGAATATTTCTGCGATACGACGGAACGCGTACGCAACTTTTTCACGGGCTGATGTTTTGATTCCCAGATAGCGCTCAACAAATTCCTGCGCGCGTCTATTTGACACAGCCGTGATTTCGTAAACCATGTCTCTGTAGCTATCTGAGTTGATGAACTGCTCCCACAGCAGCGGGTCAAAGCCGTCATACCTGTGGAATGTCATTGACTCCAGACCGTCTTTGTCTGCGATTATCTCTAGACGCCAGTTGGTTTGTTTCTCGATAGACAAAAGCAGGTCTGTCATCGCAGCAGCACCATCGTTTTCGAAGGCTGCCTTGACAAAGGCATTTATTTGACGCTGCCGGTGCAGAATCCAAGCATCTTCCATCTCTTCCATCTCTTCTTCAGAGAGAGAGTCTGTGCTTATTTCAATATCGTCGTCGTCGTCTTCCCAGTCGAACATATCGTCATTGAAAAAATCACGGAAAGACATTCCCTTAGTTTAGCACCAAGGAGTGTGTAAGCAACTTTTTCTGAGTAACACTTGATGTGTCGTCCATTGACGCGATGGCATTGCTTACTTTGTCATCAGTTCTGTTGTGGTCTAGGTACTCCGCCACCGCGTTATACAGCGACCAGCCGTTGAATCCGTAGCTTCCGGCGTTGCGTTCATTCACATAGATTCCCAGAACCTGGTCGAGCAGTTCTTCCCTGTTCTTCTTTTGTCTAGATGATTCATCACGCTGCGCAGGGAATACGCCATTCAATACATCGCTAAGCTTTTTACTGCGTAATGGCGCACTTATAGCAAGCATTCTTTCCGCTTCAGCGCGGAACTTATCGGACCATGTTGTCGAGAGGTGCAGAACAGTGCGGGCGTCTTCTATAACGGTGTCAACGTTTCTTGTGTGACGTGCTGTGAATACACGCTGTGCATTCTTGAGACCAAGCACGACTGTGTTGTTGCATACGGCCCTGATATCTGTGTTGGCATACCGGATAGGCCACACGCCATCATGGCCAGTCGATACAACTAGATAGCGAGCTACTTTGTCGTTGACACCTGCAGGGTCAATGAAGGTAGCGCTCAGTTCAATGGTTGCAAAGAATCTTGCTCCACCCCTTAGGCAGCCAACAGTATCCATTACTGCATCGTCTGGAGACGCCCCAACTACGGCGATAGCTCGCTCTAGAACTTCTCTGTTTTGACGCACCACATACCTGGTTCCAACCGTTGCGAGTGGCTCAATAGACCCATCAGAATTCTGACGTACTGTTGCCCGGCTGTCATCGATGAGCACTACGGAACCATCGGAATTGCGTATCAGTTCGCCATTGTCGTCCACTGCTGCTACACGTGTCAGCAGCACGTCATAGTCGGCCTCTGCAGCCTGAAGCATGGCGTCAACCGTCTGCAAACCCTCCATGGGAGCCCCAAGTCGATGCCAGGGAATAACCCTGTCTCCACCGAGGGCATAAGCCATTCTAGCCTTGCCGTTTTTTGTGAAATCCAGTTCATGACTCATATAAATTCACCTGGAGTCACAATAGCAGCAAGGGTTTGCGGGGGGCGGAAGAATTTTTGTGATATGGGGGTTGCAAATCTCTCAAACTCGTGTTTATCCTATATCCAGCTTCGGCAAAGTGCTGAAGCCTTACTTGAAGGAAAACCTATGAGTACCAATGGTTCCGATGCGGCGAAGACATCCGCAACTGGCACGGCAGACACCGTGAAAATTGCGAGCACAGGTGTCCAAACCCTCGGCTCATATCGTCAAGACAGCCGTGGGCTGACAATGAATGACATCGTCGTCATGTCTCTCACCCAACCAGGTTCCGTCATGAAGGCAACTGTTAACCCAGAGCTTGCCCAAGCAATGCTGGAGACCATCAACGGGGAAAACCGTCCATTGTCCCATGCACGTGTCAAGCAGTATGCAGACGTGCTTACTCGCGGGCAGTATGTGTTCAACGGCGAGTCAATCCAAGTAGGAGTCAAGGCAGACAACACCTTGGTTCTTTTGAATGGCCAGCACCGTCTGAGTGCATGCGTGACTGCAGGCATTTCGTTCGAGACAGTCCTTGTGCTTGGTCTTCCGCACAACGTCTTCTCCACGATTGACCGTGGCAAGACTCGTAGCTACGCCGACGTTCTGTCCGTTGCTGGATACAAGAACACCCACAACATTCAGCCCGCTGCACGTATCCTCGTAGCAATGGAAGCTGGATTCAGCCCAACCGTTCGCTCCACGCTGAACCTCGTCACAGCAGAAGACATCCTGCGTTTTGTTGACGCCAACCATGACTTGCTTCAGGAAGCGCATTCAGTTTCCAGCCGCATTACTTCTGTTGTTGGTGGCGTCAATAGCGCATGGGTTATCGCCTACTGCGTGATGCTCCAGGAACGTCAGAAAGCTGGTCACAGCGGTATCGAGGTTGCTCAGTTCTGTCACGCAATCGAGACAGGTGCTGGCCTGTCGTTTGGTAACCCAGCCTTGGCTCTCCGCCAGTGGTTTGGTCGTGGCGGCTCGAAGCGTAAAGGCCAGTCAGGCAAGAACGTCTTGGAAGCAGCAACTATCATCACAGCATTCAACAAGTGGGTTAATGGCGACCAACTCCAGATTGTGCGCCCATGGTCACAGGACTCAACTGAGTTCCCATCAGTAAACACCTCGCCTCTCAGCCCAACAGCGAGCTGGCACTAAATACCCATAGCGATAATCGCGTCCAGTGAGGCGCGCTCGCTATAATCGGTTGTACCACCGTCGGGAAAAGTTCGAACTCCCGGCGGTGGACTTCCAGGAAGGAAAATATGCCTGTCGAATACGGCCACGGCCACAAAGAGTATGTTTCTAGCGACAGCTCTACCGTTACTCAATACACAAAGTGGTTTGTTCTCAACAACTATGAGTACGTCATCCATTTTTCTAATAACAAGTTCACAATCCATGCTCATAGTCTCACGACAGGAACAACTACAAAGTGTGAGCCCGGAGACAGCCTTGAACAGGCTTACCAACACGCATACTCAAAACTGCGCGCTATTAACACCCAGGAGGGGTAATGCAAACATTTGTTCCTTACGCAGACTTTCAGAAGTCAGCAAAGGTTCTTGACTACCGCCGTCTTGGCAAGCAACGTGTTGAGACTCTTCAGCTCGTCCGTTGCAACCTTGAAGTGTCACTCGGGTGGAAAAACCATCCTGCTGCGAAGATGTGGGCAGACAATGTCAACGGGTTGATTGCCTATGGAGTCGCTATGTGTGATGCATGGCTTGACCTTGGCTACAAAGACACGTGTCGTGACAAGCTTCTTTCTTATGGAGAAGCAGACGCTACTGACCTGCCATTCTGGTGGAGAGATGAATCTGTACACAGTTCACACCGCTCTAATCTTCTCCGCAAAGACCCGTCTTTTTATTCCCAATGGGGGTGGACGGATGACCCAGAAGCACCATACGTCTGGCCAGAAATAGTGTCGGCATGACACGCCAACGATTATTCCTTGATATCAACTGTGTAGATGCAGCGCGAGAGCGTATGCGCCATGTGTACGACACGTTTGACACTGTATGCGTCCAGTTCTCCGGCGGGAAAGACAGCACGGCTGTGCTGTACCTCGCCAAGGAGATACACGAAGAGCGTGGTCTTGGGCCCGTGAAAGTTATCTTTCGCGACGAAGAGATGGTCTCTCCTGCTGTAGTGAAGTTTATTGAAGAAGTACGCAACTACGACTGGGTTGACATGGAGTGGTATTGCTTGCCATCAGGTCAAGAGGTGTGGGTTCTTGGACGCCGAGAGTACTGCTTGCTTTGGTCTCCATACCGCGAATCGCAAGGGCGATTGGTCCGCGAGATGCCACCTTGGGCAATCACAGCAGAACATTTTGGCCTAGACCGCAAAGAAGTGCTGCCACAGTCAATCGACTACTACACAATGCAGGGCAAGAAGGGTCGAGTCGCGTTCATCACGGGTGTTCGTGCAAATGAATCAATGATTCGCTATCGCTCGTGCGTGCAAAAGCTCCACGAGAACTACATCGTGACGCCCTACAAGATGAAGAAAAACATACCTCTTCGGTTTGCTAAAGTTATATATGACTGGACAACCGATGATGTGCTTAAATTCATTACTGAGGAGCACGGTGCGTCGTACTGTGAGTACTATGACCTCGCTGCACTTACAGGGTCTAATACCCGGGTTGGTATACCTCTCCATGCTGTGGCAATTCGAAGACTCAATGATGTCTGCCGTACGGAGCCAGATTTCTATGACCGACTCTATGAATGCTTCCCCCACATCGACGCCCAACGGCGACTCTGGGCAGACTACGACCTAGATGCCAGAATCATGCAGTACGCATCTGGTGGTTGGGAAGGTGTTCGTCGTTGCATTGAGGAGAACGTAGTTACTCCTGGCCTCCGCAACAGAGCCATGGCTTACTGTTCAGAGTTCCGCAAGAAACACAACAAGGACCCGCGCTCTTACCCGTTGCATTGGTTAGTACGCAACCTTCTCATCCATGAGTTCAACATCAGTTCTGTGACCCCTATTGGGCCGGGCACTCGTGCGTACACAATTCAGGCACAAATAGACGAGTCACTTGACCGATTTGATGAGATTGTTGATAGCTGAAGGTCCGAGAAAAACCATCGCCTGAGAGACGCTTAGTGACCCGTTATCGCTTTCGGTAACAATCAACTCAACATCCGCCACAGTAACCCCAAGTGCTGCCGCCAAAGAAGCCCTGGTTCGTCCAATGTCTTGCTCGTATGATGCGATTTCTGTAGCAAGTTCATCGTGTATGTCAGCAACGTCCACAAAGACGGTTGGCTTTACAGCGAGCTGAGTTAGGGTTTCTTGAGCTATTTGCGCCTTGACGCACCCGGTGCATGAGATAGCGCTCGTGGACGCATGTCGCTTACGTATCTCCGTGTGTCCACATTCGAGTCTATGGAGATACTCAACGTTTCCCCAGCTTCCGGTCTTTATGATGTCAACGACATTACGCTGTGGCGCGCTCTTCTTATTAATCTTCATCGTCGTCAAACATATCAACGATTATGCGTGAGAATTCAAGAAACGCTGGGGTAATCCTAAAGAGAGGCTCACCGTCATCATTGTCTCCCAAATATTCAACAAGCCCGTTTTCAAGCATGAAAAAGATTTGCCACTCGGTTTCCCACTCGGCGTCATCCATCCACTCCATTCATCTTGCTCCGGCGCAGGCCTTCGGCAAGGAAATCGAGCACAAGCTGTTGGTTTCCATCACTAAATTCTACATCGCTACCTTCGGTTGCTTGATTCACAACGTCGCGCTTTGATTCGATAAGACCATAAATCTTTTCGTCGATAGTTCCCTCGGCAAGAATGTATGTAGACATAACTGAGCCTTTCTGCCCAAGGCGATGGCATCGGCTGTAGGTCTGGTCAACATCAGCGGGTGTCCATGGCATTTCTACAAAGACAACATCCTGTGCTGCCGTGAGTGTGTGACCTGTCTTGGCAGCCTGAATCGAGAGCACCATCACGGGTGCTTCGTCAATGGATTCAGCTTGGAAGATGCGCTTGTTCTCTTCGACTTCTTCTACCTTCATGCCACCCTGAATTTTCAAGCCCCCATACTTCTTTGCAATGAGGTCGACAATTTCGCGGTGATGTGCAGCGACAACAACCTTGTCGCCACCGGCCAGCTTGCCATCAATCCACTCAAAGACTGTATCCATCTTCGCTTTTGCGGCTAGTCGGCGCAGAACAGAAATGCGAACTAGGTGTTCGTTTGACTCTGCTTTGATGCGGGCTACGACAGCAGCGGAATATGGAGACTTGCCGAGTTCTTTAGCCAACTCTTTAGCGCGATTGGCCATGTATTCAATAATGTCATCTTCGGCTTTGGTGTACTCGGCCATGGCTGTCGGGTTGGGCGCAACGACAATCTTTGAGTGGCGAACTGGCGGCAGCTCTTCGAGAACATCGGCTTTAATACGACGGATGTAGCACTGACTACGCAGCATGTCGTTGAGTTCATCAAGGTGAGACGAGCCGTCGATGTGCCACTGCCCGAATCTGTCACGGAAAGCCGCACAGTATCGTCGGTAGAAACCCCATAGGCCACCGAATTTGTTTAGGTTACCTAAGATGTCAAGCTGAGCCGCGTATTCGGCTGGTCGGTTTGTGATTGGCGTGCCGGTTAGACACAGAACTATTCCTTCTTTGGGAGCGGAACGCGCCATCTTTATGGCCGCCTTGGTACGTTTTGCTGTTGGCGTCTTTGCGTAGTGGCTCTCGTCATACACATATGACCGATGGCCCTTAAGATGGTTTTGCCAGTGGTCAATATTGCTATACCCCACAACGACAACATCATAAGTGCCCGGCTCCGGCAGGTCCTTGCGGTTTGTTACCGTTGCAACCCGTCTGTGTGGGAGCCACTTCTCGTACTCCTTAGCCCAGTTGAGCACCAGTGTCGGAGGACATACAACTACGGCTGGGTAGGAATCGTGAACGTATTCAAGAGTAGCGATGGCCTGCATGGTTTTTCCAAGCCCCATGTCGTCTGCGATAAAACAACGACGCGCATTGGCGGCATACTTAACTCCGGCTCGCTGGTACGGCAGAAGGTTGCCCTGCAGTCCTGGTATTTCGATTTCCGCATCTTTTGCTCGTGACGCCGCAATGGTTTCGTTTTTGCTCCGCTCCATAACCCCAGCAATAGCTCGAACACGTTCGGCTATGGGTTCATCGAACTTCTCTGCCCATGCGATGGCGTCGTGGATGGCAGCAAGCGGTACACGCCACGCTTTGGTTGGTGGGTGCCATGTTACTGATGGCAACGATTTAACCGACCGAACCTTTACCGGGTCGTAATTGAAACTTAGGTACACCCAATCATCGTCGACATAAACACCCTGAGCCTTGTTGGTTGACTCCGGCAGGTTGAACTTGAGAACTTCGTTATCGATTTTGAACCGATGTAGTTCGGCAAACACCCTGGCTTCATGAAGACTGGTCATCGGTATGCGCCATACTTTGGCGACCTTGTCCCACTTTGCCCCCGGCACAGCTTTCACCTGCGCTACTTGCTCAGCGTTATAAGGGAAGGACGCCGCTAGGTGGTCGTCCCATAAAAAGAGAGTGCTATCATCCATTGCGATATCAATTCTAATCCGCTAAGGAATAAAAAACAATGAGCGAAGAGCGTTTTTATGACCCTGAAGACGTAGCGCGGTCTTGGACCGAACTGCACGTGGCTCTTAATGCTGGCTACAAAAATGACCCGCATACAATTGAGTACCTCGAACTACTCCAGGCGGTCAGATGGATGATGCCACGCCTCATGGCTTACATGTCAGAAGACATATGGTGTGCCGGGTGGCTGGAAAACTTGCACGAGGCTCTCTCCAAGCAGTTCCCCGCCATCGACGTTGCCGCAAAGCATTTAGGAAGTGTCTGTACCTACTGGGATGGCAACGACGACAACGAAGGCGAGTGGAGAAAGTATTAATCCTCGTCGGCGATGCGGTTACGCGCTTTAGCGTTTCGTCTCGAGATGCGCAGGTTGGCGTCTAGCCCCTTTGATGTTATTTGGTAGCTACCTGGCGATGTCTCGATTAAATACCCCAGACCAACAAGCTTCTTGATGGCTGACTGGAATGACTCTTTGCGCGGCAGGTTTCCCATCCTGAACTCGCAGTAACTATCATGTGTGAAATATCCGGGTGGACGGACTCGCACGGTAAAAGCTGCGTAGCTCAAAATGGTTTCGGCCCAGGAATTTCTTTGGATGACCTTATAAGGCACTCCATAATCCGGGTGGCGGTCCGACCAGAGTTTCTGTGTTGGCATATGTAGATTCTACGGCGACAACACAAAATAACAACTCCGGGGCTTCAAACAAGGCTCTTGTTTGGAGCCGGGACTGCGAAGCAGAAAAAACACCCAAGCAGGTTGCTGAGTTCGGGCAAAACAAAAGGGGCGCACCGAATAACGATGCGCCCCCGTGTTCGGGTATTTATCCAACCGACAATAAAGCAAAAACTGTCAAAGCAACCACAACGGCAACCATCTCACCCCCCTATCTCTGTTGTTGGGTCAAAATAAGGGTCGGGTACTGTCGTATCCCACGGGCAGGGATAGTGAAAGTACTCGCACTCAGGTATTTCCGTCTCATCTATGCTTGCGAGTTTGGAACAACCAAAAACAGCAAGAGTAAGAGTGAGCATTAGTAAACCCCAGCGCACGCACGAGCGTACGAAGTAGTACATAGCATTTCCTTTCGCTAGGCACTCCACCCACCCTGTACCTTACAAGCAACAAGGCACGATGTCAAGTCTTTCCGAAAAGAAAGTTGCGAAGCCTTCCGAAGTTCCAAGCCGAGCCAGCAACAAGCCGAAGCCGAAGAACAACTCCGTCGTCCAGAAGACTGACAGTCCCGTGCAGCTCTTCGAGCTTTACGGGGCTAACGCGGGCGGAAGAAGGGGGTGTGGCAAAGTTTGCCAACATAACACGAAAAACTCAAAAGTCAAGTTCGTGAAGTCGCCAAAATAAAGGATTTCGGGTTTTTCAGTTTCTAAAAAAATAAGAAAACCGAAAAACTGCCCGAAAGCCGATGCCATCTGAGGTCTGCCGCCCGTGCAACTCCCCGTGCGGCTGGCGCTCGAGAGCCCCGCGACTACCCGCAATAAACTGACGGTGGCGGAAGACGGGCTGAGATGTTCCAACTTTGAGCAACGCTAGACATCTAGAAAGGCTCAGGTTGGAAGCAGGGTATTTAGGGACACCATCAAGCCGCAAGTCGCCGAGACGGGCAGAGAGACGGCGATGCGAGGCGATTACGGGCAGCACAAAGCCGCCCCACGACTAAGCAGGGCGGCAAGTGGATTATCTACTAGACAGCAAGCAGCAAGAAAACAGCAACCGTCAAAATGACAGCGGTCACTCTACAATCTCATCGCTAGCGATACCCAAAGCAGCAAGGGTCGGGTGGTTGCGATGCTGATTACCTTCTGCATCAACCCACACAACGACATCACGGCGAGGTGGCTCTGTCCCACACGGGTACTTGGCAGCCTTGTGCCAACCTTTACAGGCGCAGCGGTCACATACCGATTCCCACGATTCGGGGTCTTGCCACCATAGGTGAGTGTTGTAGTTGGCTAACATTTCATCAACCGTTCCGATAAAAGGTATCGGTTCGTTGATAGTGGTGATTATTTGCATACGGGCGAGTGTACTGAACAGCACAAGGAGTGTCAAGTGTTGTTTGTCACAGGCACGAGTTGGAGTCGCCGAAGTTCACGGTTTGTCTGGCGAACCAGACACGAGCATCTGGTAAATCAGCGGGGCTCACGACCTTCGTGATGGCACTTTTACGACGGTGGCGGAAGACGGGGAAAAGAAAAACCCGCCCCCTTTCAGGGACGGGCGGTTCTTAGTTCACGGCGGAGAACAACAAAAAAAGAGTAAACGCCGTAATGGCGATGCTCATTCAGTGGCTTCTTTCACTTCGTAGTTCATTTCTTGCCACGAAAGACTTTCATCTTCAGTGTTTGCAAGGCTTGTGATGTACGAATCTATTATTTCTTTTGCTTTTTCTTCGTTATCTGCATCAAACTCATCTATGTTGAGCGTGATGTTGGCATAAAACTTCATTTCCCCCCCTTCTTGCCTACAGGCTACAGGTGTCAAGCGCAAATGTCAAAGTGTCGTTTGTCACAGCCGAGCCTCAGGTCAGTCCGAGTTGCGCTGCGCCAGTCCGACTTCCGGGCCGCCGGGCCGTCCAGGGCCAGAAACCACGGAACAGTCCCGTTTCCCCGCACTGGGTAAACGGGGCTACCGCGGGGAAAACCCATCGCACGTACGACGGGTGAGCGACGGGGGCTTGCGCCAAGCAAAAAACTCCAAAGAACTTGACTTTCGCTTCGTTTTTGCCACTTTCCGTGAACTTTTTGACTTTCCGACCACGCAGAGTGAGCGTTTTCCAAAAAACAAAAGAAAACAAAGTTGATAATCCGATGTCGTACGTCGTGAGGAACTCAGATGCTGGACATCAACTGGGTTAGCAGCGGGGCTGATGACCCAGTCTCATTTACATTGACGGTGGTGGAAGACGGGCACAAAAAAACCCGCCACATTTCTGTGACGGGCTTTCGTTCAGATTGCCAACAATAAAAGAACTGCCAGCGCAACTATCAACGCTGTCATTCTTCTTGTTGTTCTTCTTTCTTTGGACATTCGCCTTGCTTGTGGAAGCAACCTTTTCCATTGAGCCAAATACACTCAACGCCTTCACCAATGATGGTTCCGCACCTACCACACTTTGTGTGACTAAATGCTTTTACTATCTTTCCTTGGGATTTAGCAAATCGTTTTGACTTTTGGACTTTGGTTTCTTCCGGATAGAACTCCGGCATAAACCCCTCCTTAGGTAATAGCAAACTACACCCTGTACGCCACAGTCGCAACGTGTCGTGTGTCACACCGAGACGAGCACGAGTTTGGCTTGACCGAGCAAGAGCGATGGACAACCTGAGCAACTCCGTCTGGCGATGCCATCTGGGCAGAAGTCCCGGACGGCCGTGCGGCCGCATCGGGGCTGCCAGGGACATCTGGCCAGAAAGCCGGAAGTTGGCCCTCTTCGCTTGCTTTTTCTCGAACTAAAAAGTAAAGTCGAGCAAAAATGACCACTCTCCGTGAGTTTTGACAAACTTTGACCACGCAGCGTGACTTTTTCAAAAAACAAACGCAGAAAATCCTCGAGCTGAGCGTGCCCGTCGAGCTGAGCTGAGCTTGATGGGGGCGGGGTAGCGGGGCTCTCGCCCCCATCTCACTTACTTTGACGGTGGCGGAAGACGGCGCACCACGGGCAAGGGTCAAGGTCACAGGCACACGGGCAAAGCAAAGCCCGCCGTGCGGGGGGCACACGGCGGGCTTGCTCGGTTGTTTTGGTTGTTGGTTACTTCCAGCAGGAAGCGGAATAGACGACTTCGCTCAAGTTGTCACAATAGACATCTGAAACTTGCGACTCCACAACGATTGAACCCTTCAGTTCTCCACGGGTCACAAGGCGCACACGGCGCACTGTGTAGGTATCCCACGGGTCTAGCACGACTTCCACCGCGCGAGATTCTCCGCAGAGCATCAACACGCCGACAGTCTCCATGCCTGAATCGTAAACCTTCGCCCACTTGCCACCGCACACAGCGAGAAAGTTCATCTTGCCCACTTGGGCTAAGACTTCGCCCGTATCGCACGGGCGACCTTCACGGTCTGAGCAGAGTAACGCCATAAGCGATAGGTCTGTTTTGGTTGCTTTCATAATCACCCCCTTACACCTGACAGGGTACAGGCAACACAGCACTAACACAAGTGGCGTTTGTCACACGACAGGCGAGGCAGTCCGAGCCAACCCCGACAGCCGAGCCGAGAAACTCCCACGGGCGCACGGGCGCAGGCGCACGAGTGCGGGCGGAAGTCCCGGACGGCCGCAGCGGCCCATCGGGGCTCCCAGAGAGATTTGACGGTGGTGGAAGAACTCATCGTGATGTGTCCCCGTCTTGACGACCTCACCCTTGCTTGTCTCTCAACGATGTGACAACTGCCACTTGTCATGTGTGCTTGACACCTGTACCATTCACCCCATGAAAGAGTTCTGTGGAGAAATCATCTACACCAATGCCGATGGCGACAATGTTCAGTCGGACATCTGTAAGCACAACACAGATGAGGTGACCGAGGGGTACCGTGCCTTCCTTCATGCCAACCTTGACGAATGGCTGAACAAGGCAAATGGTGAAGGCGCATTTTGGGTCGGCGACCCTGAATACTTCCGTAGTTGGGAGAAGGAATGAGCCACCCACCTATCTATTACAAGGTGCGTTCGTTCGTGAGGTTTGTCTTTTGGACAACTCTCATCGGCGCAACTCTATTTCTTATCGCATCTATCGGAGATGAGAAACAAGGCGTCCCTGACTGCGAGTATTTTCACTACCCGTGTGAGACCACGACAACTCTGTACGACCCATACGGGTACAACATCTACCAACCCTGAAAGACACAATGATTACCTGCGATACCTGTGGTGTAGAGCAACCGAACACACAACAAGACAGCCTTCCTGACGGGGGCTGGTCTTTGCCTATTGACCACTTCGGCTACTACGGTGGCTTTGACGACAATGTGGGCGTCCTACTTGGTAGCGATGAAAGTCGCTTTATCAGTATGTGTCACGACTGCGTTGTCAAACTTCTAGATGCTTTTCCGTTGCTCGGAGAGAAACTTCGTGGTGGCTGTCACCCGAACTTCATTCATCACGCTGACTTTGACAGTAATGATGACTGTACCCTTGACCCTTCATGCTGTCGCTGGGCTTGGGGTTGGAAAGGCAAAGAGACCTACATCGGAGACGGCAAAGGTGGCTGGGTGCTCGTATCTAAGGATACAAAGTGACTGCCATCATCGTTCTCGTTGCGATTGCGTTGCTGTTCGCACTCTAAAACAGCGTCTGCTCGCCGTTTGAGCCTTCTCGCTTACCACCACGCTTAGTCTCTGTTTCCACACAGATGGAATGAGCGTACTTGTGCTGGTTCTTCACACCCTTTATTCCTGTGTTGTTGTCTGAACGCACCCACGCCAACACCAACTTCATTGTTCCACTTTGCCCTGGCTGGACTTCGTGATTACAGAACTCACACACATAGCGAACGTACGACATCTCATAAATAATACCGGGCGGGGCTGCTAAGCGCAACGGGTTTGCTTTGACGGTGGTGGAAGAGGGCTGGTTGGGTACACGAAAAAAGGGGGGTCGCCCACCGTACTTGGCAGGCGACCCCCCTTCCGTAGGGGGTACGGTCTAGTTGTTCTTGGCGTTGGTGATTGTCTTACACGCCATCGTGAACGCCTTGAAGATGTCTGCGACAGTCCCTTCCATCTCGCCTTCCAACATCTCAGGCTCGTCATAGACAGGCAAGCCCTTGTCGTTGTAGCGATAGAACACGGTTGTTCCGATGGCTTGTCCTTCCCACGGATACAGACCCACGATAAGCCCTTCACGCACATCGCTTGTTGGGTTCGTCTTGTACTCTTCTTCGTACATTCCACGGCTCCAATCTTCGGGCAGGCTCTCCACCCCTTCGTGTGTTGGCTTTGCGTAGCCTTCTACGACATACGCAAGCCACTTCCATTGAACCGATGAGAACTGTGCCATCATCGTTTCAGCGAGTGCTGACAGCATCAACGGCAAGGTGTCGGTTGGGTGTCCATCGTTGTAGTCGGGTGCGATGAAGCCTTCGCCTGTCGGTAGTTCACCGAGCAGTACAGGTGGCGTATCGCACATTCCATTGTTGTCCACGCACATCTCGTACTTGACTTCCATCGCGCGAGCGATTACAGAAGCCAATAGTTCAGATGGTGTCTGTTCTTCTTCCATTTGTGTACCCCCCTATGGGTAGTTGGTGTGTATTACAAGGTAGAAGATACAGGCGATAACACAGTTTGTCAAGTGTCGTTTGTCACAGGCGAGACAGGGGTGACAGACAGGTGGCGAGTTGGCAGGTGGCGACGAAACTGAGTGGCGACGGCGCAGATGCGCCCGATAGCCCCGCGCTGCGATGCGACCGTCCGGGGCTCGCACCTTCCGACGGTGGCGGGAGACGGCGCACGGGCAGTCGTTGGGCAAGCAAAAAGCCCGCCCCCTTTCGGAGACGGGCAGTTCGCCGTGTTGTTCAGTTGTTAGCGGTCTGGATTAGGCATTGCCTTCACCGTAAAAGTTCCGCTTGCATCGTGGTGAGAGAGGTGACAAGTAAGCACCATTGTTTCGGGGTCAAGCGTGTAGCGCAATGACCATTCCGAACGAACGGTAATACTTTCCAACAACTTCATCGGCGTATCGGCGTGGAAAATACCGTCAAGCCCACCACTCCACAATGGGAATCCCTCAATGCGCCACCAAGTGTCGCCTTCGTGAAGTTCCTCATTATGGGCAATGAGCGTGTTGGCAACCTCAGCGAACAAGTCTGTCGCAAAGTCCCACTCCACTTCGTCTGAAGTGTTGCTCACCTCTTCCCACTCAATGACAGAATCAGTCATGATTCCCCCTTTTGTGAGTTGAGAATCTAAGACTACAAAGTTAGTAGCCACTTGTCAAATAGTTATTGTGTGACATTAGCCACTTGCGAACAATGCGATGAGTGCGATGACTACAACAATAGAGACTAATGACATGGGCATACCTTAGTGGCTGTCGGCAAGCAACGCAACCCGATGTCGCCGATGTCGCCGATGGCAACACAGATGGGGCGGAAGTCCCGGACGGGATTTTTGTCCCGCGGGGCTCCCACAGGACTTTGACGGTGGTGGAAGACCCTTCTCCCAGTCTGAGACACTTTCCCCCAGTTAGTCTCACGAGACAGTCGCACCAAATGTGTCTCACCGAACACCTGTTCTGTGACAAATGACACTTGCTAACTGTGCTTGACACCTGTACCCTTCTATGTGGGCAACCGACCCAACTAGCCTACGAGTTCGCAAGCGACCTGCCCGTAGGGGGACTAGAAGGGAAGGGGGTATGTCGTAGGGAAGGCACACCCGCCCACTCAACACCTAATAGATAAGGGGAACGGAATGGGAATGGACGTATTTGGGCAAGACCCAAAGAATGAAAAGGGCGAATACTTCCGCAACAATGTGTGGTGGTGGCGTCCCCTGTGGGAGTTCTGCGAGTTTGTCGCACCTGAACTTACGAGCATGGTTGAGAACGGATACTCCAATGACGGAGACGGGCTTGACGGAGAAGATGCGAAGGAACTTGCCAAAGTTCTACGCAAGAGCCTGCGTGACGGAACGCTGGACAACTACGAGCAGACACGCAACGAGTGGCTTGCGTCTTTGCCTATTCGCCCCTGTGTTCATTGTCAGGCGACTGGTAAGCGCACTTGGTACACCAACCCCGACAACAATGGCGACTACACGCCTTCTGTGGAATACAGCATTGCGGAAGCCTTTGCCAACGAGATAGCCACCGAAGGTAATGGTTGTTTGCCGACCTACACACCTGTTGAGAAGCCCGAAGGCTGGCTGGAAGAAACCAAAGAATGTAACGCCTGTGGGGGAACTGGCGGTCAGCAACACTTTGCGAAGAACTATCCGTTTGACAAGAAGAATGTCCGTGAGTTCGCTACTTTCTTAGCAAACTGCGGTGGCTTTCAGATTTGCTAATGAAACGCATTGACCAACTCGCAAACGAATGGGTGAAGGGCGCACTTGCTGGAAAGCGGGTGCGCCTTATCCGTTGCTCAGACCCATACACGAAACTACAAAGTGGTGACGAAGGCGTTGTGGACTACATTGACGACATGGGTACTGTTCATGTCAAGTGGGACAACGGCTCATCACTCGGTCTAATACAAGGAGAAGATACATGGACATACGAGTAGACCTCGCCAGTTGGCGATACTGGACAGATGAAGAAATAGTGGAAACGCTTTACGAGCATTACTACACGCTTGCCTCAACGGGGGAACACGCTGTCATGGCTGTTCTACACGACATCACCAAGCACCGTTTCTTCCACTATCACTTGGTAGATGACGAGCGCATGGGTCTTATCCTTGTCAAGTTCGCCCGTGAACTGGAAGATAAAGGGCAGATGTCTGTCCCCGCTATGGACTTCTACCGTTCTCAACAGACCGACAAGGGATAGTCTTTCCTACCCCTGTCACGCTCAACCCCCTGTTTCGTCTCACGCTGGCGAAGCAGGGGGTTTTGCTTTGTCTACCATCACGGCCATCAGCGCAGCGGCCATCAGAACTATCTGGCCTAAATAAAACCCGCCGGGGCTACCGACCCCCGTCTTCACTACTTTGACGGTGGTGGAAGACCCTTCGTGGGGAAGTTCGGGGACAGCAGAAAGCCCCCACCTGCCGAGGCAAGTGAGGGCTAACTGTTGGAAGTGGGTTGTGGTTTAGTTGTTCTTGGCGAGAAGTGCGTTGAGAGCAGAGAGCAAGGCGTTAGCGAGTGAGCCTGTTCCGTTGCCTTCGTCTGTCACGAGGTCGTCAGGGTCAGTCTCAAAGGCGAGAGCCGACCCCATTTTTCCACCACGCTCAACGCACGAGCAAAGGCGTACACGCTTGCGCTCAGGGTGTGCGCTTGGTGCGCCTTCTACTTCTCCGTTGTCACCGAGTGGCGCAGCCCAACCTGTTGTGATGATGCCAATGCCTTGGTCGTCTTCTTTGAGCGACTGAATGTGTGGAAGGCTCTCCAACGCTTCGTAAATGTCTTCTGCTGTTGCGAGAAGACGGAAACCGTCAGCGCAGTATGCGAACAGTATCGCCTGTTCCATAGTGAAGCCTTCGCCCCCTTCCATAGTGAGTGTGCGCTGGGCAAGTTCTGCCATACGCACAGGTGATGATGTGGTCATCTCTGTCCCCTTTCGTGGGCTAGTAGGTGATTACAAGTTACAGAGTGTAAGGCACAATGTCAATGTGTCGTTTGTCACAGGGATTAGTCGGACACATCACATAGGACACATCACAGTCGGACTAACTCCAAACTTTGAGCGAGTCCAAACTTCGGCTGAACCAGATGCGACTTCTGGGGCGACATCTGGGGTGACAGCCCCGCGAGCCGTCTTCGCCCAACGGGGCTCACAAGGCTGACGGTGGTGGAAGAAGCCCCCTGCGCCCGTGCGTGTGTGCGCCTGCCCGTGCGTGTGTGTACCCGTGCGCCTGCCCGACCCTGTGACAACAGACACAGAAGAAAGATGTTGTGTGCGTGTTGTGCTTGTGCCTTACACCCTGTACCTTTTACCCCGTACCAAACAGCCCGATGGCAAGGTCGGTAGGCGTGTGACAAACGACACACAGAAACCTATTGACAACTACCATTGACACCTGTAAGGTACACATTGTCACTTTGACACCTACCAAGAAAGAAGGAAATGCCGTGACACACTCAGTAGAGCAAGCAACACGCCTGTACCTGTTGGCAAAAGAAGCCAGCGCACAGGCAGAAGCACAAAAGAAGGAAGCAGAGCAGGCGTTGCGTGAAGCACTCGCCATCGCAGGCATCAACACAAGCGTTGTGGACGGCATCAAAGTCGCCATCGTGGACGGACAGCGTAAGTCCTATGACGCAGACAAGTTGGCGATGCTCGTGAAGCCTGCCACCTACAAGAAAGTAACCAAGCCCGTAGTGGACGGTGAAATGTTGGAGAGCGCAGTTCAGGTGGGCATCGTCTCACAAGAAGTCGCAGACACCATCACAAAGGTCACCACCTACTCACAGGTGCGTACCACAGCCATCTCGCCTGATGCGAAGGCAAAGTCCAAGTCCACCGACACAGCGCAGGTCGCCTAGTCACAAAGTCTCGTGTGGGGTGGGAGACACGGCAGATGCTCGCCCACCCCACATAGAGAGCCATTAGAAATGATGGCTAACAAGGTTGTGTGCCACTAACAATGTGGCTACACTTCACACCCACAACAAACTCCCACGAAAGGGGAAACCAATGACAAGTGTCCAAGACACAACAACCACACTTCCTGCCTGCTGGCAAGAAGTCAATGATGCGCTGGAAGCAGGCATAGACCGTCTCATTCTGTTTGGAGTGCCAGGAACAGGCAAGACATTCGCAGGCTTGACATACGGCAACACCGAAGCAGGCGCACACCGTCTCATCTGTACCGATGACATGACCAACGCAGATGTAACAGGTTGCTGGCAACCAAATGACCACGGCTCGTGGTCGTGGCTGGAAGGCTCTGCTATCCGTGCGTGGAAGGGCGATGGCAACACAGGTGGTCGTCTCGTTATTGACGAGATTGACAAGGCAGGTGGCGATGTGTTCGCAACCTTGCTGGCGATGACAGACAGCCCTGAAAGCGCAAAGTGGGAACACCCACAGACCCGTCAGGTATTGCGCCCCAACGCAGGTTTCAGCGTGGTGATGACCACGAACATTGAGCAGATGAGCGACCTACCAATGGCACTCAAAGACCGTTTCCCCGTCTGTATCCGTATCAACGAGCCACACCCGTCAGCACTCGCCCGTCTGAGCGAGGACTTGCGTGACTACGCCCGTCAGATGGCAGACGCAGGCGAACGCCGTATCTCTCTCCGTGCGTTCTACGCCTTTGACCAACTGCGTACAGCACTCGGAACAAAAAAGGCGGCGCAAATGGTTTTCCGTGACCGTGCTAAGAGCGTGGTGGACGCTATCGCTATCAACACAATGACCCCACAGAAGTAGGGCATTGTGAGCAAGTCAAACGGAACGCCGATTACGGCGAACATCGCTCAGGGTACTACGCCACAGTACCCTGAGCCTGAGATGTTGTCTCGTGGAGACAACACAGCGAAAGACGCAGAGAAGCGTTGGAACATTGTCAATGTCCAACCCAAGCGTGGTGAACCAGCAACGGAAGTCACCTTGCGTGAGATGCGTGTGCCGATGTACGACACCGAACATTCTCGCGTGATACGAGCGCACGAGATGACACACGCAAAGGTGTCACCTACGGCGAAGCAGTTTGAGAAGTGGGTGGCTCGTGGCTACGCCAAAGCACCTACGCTCGTAGTGTGCGAGGAACTGCGTGTCAATGTCCTGTGTTCTTACGCAGGATTTGAGCCAACAACTCACCTTTCAGACGGAAGCGAGTATCTCGCAGGAAAGCGCACAGCAGAGGTGGGCGACTTTCTCTCGTGCGTGATGGACGCTATTGCGTTTCGTGGCACGGCAGGATACGAACAATACTTGCGTGGTGTCGCACAGCACGAGCCATCGTGGGTGAAACTGTTGGAGACGATTTCCCACACAGGCGAGAACTACTTTCGCTCTGTAATGGACAACCAGCGTTCTACTCCATCACTCCACGCCACTCACTCTCGTCTCCACCTGTCAGGATTTGGCTATGTGGAGAACTACGCAAAGTGGGTAGAGGAACAAGTCGGCGCATTGTGTGACAACCCCACAGGAAAGCCACAGCCACAAAAAGAGGGCGAAGGCAAAGAGGGCGAAGGCGCACCGTCAGGCGAAGTCAAAGATGAAGATGGCAAGTCTCCGACAGAGAAGGCAAGCGAGAACTTCACACATGACCGTTGGGGTCGTGGAACTATCCCGAAGAAAGGTCGTGCGACCTTGTGGGAAGAACTGCGTATCTCCACACCAGCGTTAGAGCGTAATGTGATGGGTGCTATCGGACGCAAGCGTGTCTCATCGCAGACAGGGCGTAACCCACGCCGTATGTCTCGCCTACTCACCGACCCTGAACGCCGTATCTTTGACCGTACTGTGAAGGGCGCAGGTGGCGTGGTACTCATTGACACGAGTGGTTCTATGTCGCTGGAACACGATGAAGTGATGGAGATGGTGTTGAGCGCACCGTCAGCACTCGTGGCGCAGTATTCAGGTGGGCGCAGTAGTCGCCCGAACCTGTATGTGGTCGCCAACAAGGGCAAGTGCGTGAAAGAACTTCCGTCACCGAACGGTGGCAACGGAGTGGACGCACCTGCCTTGCGTTGGGCTATCGGAAAGCGTCAGCGCAATACTTCCCCTGTCATTTGGGTCACCGATGGTGGGGTCACAGGCAAGGGTGACAGTTGGGGTGAGGACTTAGTGATGGAGTGCGTGGCACTCATCAAGCGTCACGGTATCTACACCTGTGAGACACCTGAGCAGGCAGTCACAATGCTGAAAGCCATGTCAAAGGGCGAGAAAGTGAAGTCCATCGTTCCGTCACACATGAAAGGTGTGTACGAGAGCGTGACAGGTCACGAACTCACCTATCGCTAGACCGTATCGGGCAGGTTCGCAGTAGTGAGCCTGCCCGATTGCGTGGCGAGTGGGTGGCATTTCCCCCTTTCAGCCACTCACTCGCCTGAACTCGCCCCACAGGAAGCCCGTAGAGGCACGAAAGACACCCGACCCGTATGGAAGGTACGGGCAGAAAGAAGGAAACAATGGCAAAGTACCGTGTTCAGGTCATGGTCGGCGTAGATGTAGAAGCCGACACAGATGGCGAAGCGATTAGCGAAGCGATACAGAAGGTGCGTGGCATTGTGGGTGATGACCCGACACAGCCACTACCGAAAGAAGCGTGGGTGACAGGTATCGCACTCGCAGACCCAACGCACATTGACAGCACAGCAGTCGCAGGACTGATGGTGTTCCGTCAGTCCGAATAAGACGAGGACAACTCTTTGACGGTGGCGGAAGAGGCTTAGTCGAATACCTTTTTGTCGTAAAGGCGCAAGGCATTTACGGCAAGGGCAGTCATAGCACACTTCCAATAAGGGGCGTTCCATTCTGCGATGTCAGCAGAACGAACAAACCACAACACAACCCAAAGAATACTTCCATAAAAAGAACCCGCTATCCCTACTCCGCCTAAAGCGATAAGTAGAGATGGTCGTGGTTCTTTTTTTACTTCAGGGTGTCTAGGCACTAGCGGTTTCCCGATGTCCCATGCGATTTAGGATTTGATGAACTCGTTGCCTTGACAAGCCGTATTCGTCTCCGATGCTTTGGAGTGACTTGCCAGCCTGACGCATAGCGACCATCTGCTTGTCACGGTCAGGGTTACCCATCGGTCCAGGCTTACAAGGACCCCATGTCCAACCAGGGAAGTTTTCCATCTGAGCCATGCGTTCCATCTGAAGCGTTCCAGCGCGGTACTTGATACGCACATAGGTCACCCACGACCCCAGCGATACCGTCTCGCCGTCCACTAAACATTTGTACGAGGTCGGTACGAGTGCTGTGCCGTTCTCGGCAACATAGGCGGATAGTGCTTGAATGTTTTTGTCCCATCGGTTCATACTCTTGACACTACTCGACCGGCTGCCGGCTGCGGCGGAACCCCAGAAGCCCCGCGGGGCCGCTGCCGGTAACGGGGCTACAACCAGACGGTGGTGGATGACACGTGGCCCTCGAGAAAAGTTTGGCCTTTCGTGTTGTGTTTGTCAGGTGTACTGGATAACTTTTAGGTCACCACTACAGAAAAGGAGAAGCAGTGGAAACCTATGACAAACAGCAGGTAGAGAAAATCAAGCCTGAGACAGCACGTGGTGAAGTCGGCGTGCTTTCAATGGAAGGGCTAGACGTCGGCGTGAAGATTGCTGACGTGCGTGTCCGCTTCGGACACATTGACTATCTCGTCAAGCCACTAAACGGCAAGGGCGAGGTATGGGTGGAGCGCCACCGTGTCAAAGTTATGGCGTGACCAAAGTCACAAAATAATCTAGCAGTAGCCACTTGCAAAAATGGCTAAGTGGGGTGTAGCGTGCACCCCACAACTACTAACTACTAACTATCAAAGGGGAACACATGTCAGGCGAACTGACCTACTGGAACTGCCACAAGTGCAAAGACACTTGGAACCCGTACTACGGGATGCTGAGCATCAAAGACGATGTCAAGCCCGCAATCATCATCTACACCTGCATCAACTGTATGCCAGACGACGAAGAAGAGGAATAAACAATGAAAGAGATTCTTATCAAACTGTCGGTACCAGACGAGGTAGACCCGTACGAGGTGCTGAACTGCATGATTGACGATTTCTTCTATAGCAATCGCAACACAGAAGATTTTGGTCCACACATGGAAAACATCACCGTCGAAATCATAAAGGGGGAAGAATAATGGCAACTCGTTCAGTTGTTGCACGCCAGTTGGAAAACGGCGAACTAGAGGGGCGCTATGTCCACTGGGATGGATACCCCACACACATGATGGGCGTTCTTTCCGAGTTCATCCGTCGTGACGGGTACGAAACAACATGTCGTGTCCTACTTGACGAACATAACGGCTGGTCTTTCCTTAGCCCATTTCAGCAAGAAGATGACGACACGTTCGGCAACCACATAGAGATAAAAGAATACTGGGGCAAGTATTACACCGATACGCCAAACGAACCGTTCATAAAGACGTTTGAAGAAGCAATCGAGTGCTATGCGGAATACATCTACGTCATCGTCGCTAAAGAAAACGACCCTGTAGAGATTCACTGTTACAGCCTTGACTACGGCACAGTGGAGCCAAAAATTATTGAGAAGGTTTTATGCAATCACGAGTACGACTCGTATTGCGCAAACTGTGGAGTGGATGCATGAGCGATTACAACGGATGGAAAAACCACGCAACGTGGAACGTGGCCTTGTGGCTAATGAATGACGAATTTTTGTACAACATGGTCATAAGCCTTGATAAGGAAGTGACGTACCGTGATTTCGCAACTAACTATCTTGTGTACACGTCAGCAGGAACCCCAGACGGCGTAGCCTGGTTAGACGAATCGCTCGACTATGAAGCGCTAGATGAAGTGTTGCAAGAACAATGAGAGCGGTACACAACATTCCCATCCCCGCTGATGTTTGGGAATTCCCGATACCTGACAACTGCACGTGTGAAGAAGAAATGTGTAACGCGTGCATAGAAGTAGAAAAACAACTAGAGAAAGAGTTGCTCATGACGCCTGAGGAAATCATCAAGGAAATTATTCGCATTGTGCGCATCGACGGAGAACTAGCGACCGACGGAGAGTGTCTAGAAATGGTCAGCGACCTGCTCGACAAAAATGGCTACGGACCTGTTTACCCAGCAATCAATCGCACAGGTGACCTAGGCGAATATGGAAATGAGTACAAGTGAAGATTTCTGAACTGAAAGCGGCCATCAATGAGATGCATGACGACGACGACGTCTTTGTGCTCTTGTTTGACAAAGAGTCGTTCGACTTTGACCCCGACGACGAAATGTGGTTGCCTGCAGAAAAGTGGGCGATGATTGTTTCAGAGTTGGAAGATGTTTCCTTCAACAGTTTGCGTGGCGAAGTCTTCGACGCTGTTCTGGAGTATGGAGTGATGAAAGACGAGCCTGAAAATGGATGACATCTACGACGAGATAGTCATCGCTGCAGCGCTACTACAAGAACGCATCTCGCATGCGGCCGCCTTGGCAGTGACTGACAAACCTTTCTCACCCGAAGACGTCTCGACAATCCTCTCGAGCGTCGAACGTTTCCTTCTGGCCCTGGAGCCAGTGACACTCCCACTGCCAAAAAGCGCTGACAACTCTTTTACGGTGGTGGAAGAGGTTGTAATTACATAACTAAGTAGCTACTATGACTCACCAAATGCTGACACGTGAATTGACTCTCAAGGAAACCCTCCGTGAACTACCGCGTTTCGAACTCCCCCCAGTAAGTCGATTTAAACTCGGCAGCCCTTGTCGTTTTATTCGCTGCCTCGACATCTTTGTCCACATCTTTATCCCCGAGGTTGTGGAAAAGATTCTCCCGCGCTTTGCGCGCTACCTACGTAACACATCTCCCCGCTGGGGCCGCAGCTGGCGGCACTGGTAACTACAGAAAGGAACAACATGTTTGATGACATGCCCAACCCATATGAAGACCTCTATATCTGGGACTCCCTGGAAAAGAAGGGGTTCCCACTGAGCCCCCAAATCCGCTGCGTGCACCTCGACCACCCTGGGCGTCGTGAAATTATCGCTGCTGGGACCGTCGACGAGATTGAAGACCTCATCGATGAAGCTGGCCAGCTGCTGAACGATTGCATGCTCGAGGTACTTAAGAGCTTCGTCAGCATCATGTTCAAGGTCTACGCAGACCAGCCAGACGAGAAACGTCATGAAATTCTGCAGTACATCCGCAGCCTGGCAGGCGAACAATAATGGCCACAGTGATATTCGCTTTGGCCGTCGTAGCGCTATTCACCTGCAGTTGACAAAAATGGTGCTACCATCCCGGACCATGTCTAAGAGGTTCGCATGGAAATGCCCAAAGTGCAGCAACAAGGTGGAGTTGATGGTCTCTGTCTCGACTCCACCTGTTTGCGCAAACAAGAAGTCTCACACTGGAAAGCCCCAGACCATGGAGCTCCTATCTGGCGGCCCTGGTGCCATCCTGGAGAAGAAACCCACCAAAAAAGGTTCCTAGTACAACTCTTTTACGGTGGCGGAAGAACTAGTATTACCGCATGAACACATTAACTAACCCCATCGAAACCTGGAATGACGCGGCCGCAGCGGCTGTCGAGAAGATAATGGACTTCCCGAAGCAGCCTCCCGCGATAGTTATCGCCGAGCTTCGTCTCGCGTTTACCTACCTCGAAGAAGACTTCTCGCGTAACAAGGAAAGTGAGAGTACTTCTCTTCATTGGGCCGGCGTCGGCCGCACGGCTTACCGCTATGCAACGAACACTGGAAATAGCTTTACACCGCAGGAGCTAATTGACACGCTAATCCGTAAGCAGCGCGATTACGGCCACAACAACATTCTCCGCTTTGGGACCTACGGCGTCATCGTGCGCTGCCATGACAAGATTGCACGCCTCGAGCACCTCATCCTAAAAGCTGCAGAGCCCCAGAACGAATCGATTAAAGACAACATCCTCGATGTCGCCGGCTACGCAGCCATCGGCATAATGCTCAATCACGGCTGGTTCGAAAAAGAACTGGTGTGAGGGGAGCCCTAGTGCAGCCAACCTACCCACAAGCTGCAACTAGGACTCTTAACCCTCTAGGAGGGAAGGGGACCTCCCGGGGAATAGAGTACACCATTACGAACACATGTTCGGGGATGTCGGGGCTGTCGAGCCCGCAGCGCTGGCTAGCATTTGACGGTGGCGGAAGAGCTCAAAGAAATTCCCACATCATGGTTGCGTGACCCACTCGAGCCTGCTACGCTCACCCCCTACATACGAAGGCCGGCCTAAAACCTTCAGTAAACGTTGCCCAAAATCCAGCAACGTTATTTGTGCTGCCCTAATTCATTTTTAGTACTCTTCTGCCTCGTGGGAGGGGGGACTAATAGGGGGGTGGGTAACAGTACTGAACAGTAATTGGATTCTAAGACATCAGCTAGCGCTGATTGTGTTAGAACCGTAAATAGTAAATAGATTAAGTCTTATGAGTAAGATAAGTCTTAATTAGTACTACAACTCCCTACCAATATGTTGTAGTACTAATTGTCGGGTAGAAGGAGTAATTGATTTTGGCGCACAAAAAATTATCGGGTAAAAAAGTTCAGGTAGAAAATCTCCCGTACTTTTCTTCCGTGACAGAAAGTTCCATACTCGAGGTCTTTACTGTTTGGGTGGATACATTTTGGTCGGGTCGCGGCCGCCGCCCTGAATTGACCCACAGCCGCCGCCAGGCCATCACACGCGGCATCGCCGGCCACGGAGCACAGAAAGCCATCAAGGCAGTACTGGGATGCTCTCAGTCCGAGTTCCACATGGGTGGGAATGACCTCGGCAAGCAGTACACGTCACTCGAGCTCATCTTCCGCGATGATTGGCGCGTCAAGAAATTCGCTAGTATGTACAAGCCGACGGTGGAGGAAGAATGACCAAGGACGAAGTAGTCAAAGCAGTAGAACTTCTCTACTCACACTGGAACGACCGCCTGCCTAGCTCAGATGCCCCCAAGAAGGCTGCTCTGCGCGCCTGGGCTGAGTTTATTCTTGACCTGGAGTACGCCGCCGTCGTACAAGCCATATCGACCGCAGCCCTGCACGACACGTACATGCCGCGTCCAGGTCAGATTCGGAAAGCCGTACTGAAGGCGTGCAGCCAATTGCCGCCGGCTCCCTCTCCTGTCGAAGCGTGGGGTCAGGTCCGCTCACTGTCAGAATCAGTGTCCTCTGGCACCTACGCTGAAGATAAGTATCATCCCTGCGTGCTCGCCACCGTACGCCTGATGGGAGGCATATCCTCCGTCGCAGTGAACACCAATGGAGACCGAACATTCTTCTCGGAAGCCTACCAGGAGCAAGTACGTGAATGGGAAAAGCTCCACTACAAACTGATTCCGTAAAGTAATCTCTTGCCATGCGCAAGAGGATGGGTAGGCCGCCACAGCACGCGGCCGGCGAAACGACGATAACCATGCGCGTCTCCGCCGACATCAAGAACCGGATAGTCGACATGGCAGACGCCTACGACATGACAATCACGGAGTATCTCTTGACGCTCGTGGACAAAGATGTCTCGGACACCCCAGCGCGCTGAGCTACCAGACGGTAAGTACAACCTGGTTGTCCAAATACCGGGCTGGCTGAAGAACGCCATACTCGACGCCTGTGGCGAAGCACGGATAAACCAGTGGGTCTCGACGGTGCTGTATGAAGCAGTACGAGAATCCCGGGGGCTGCCACCCGCGCCGCCACCCGCCGCACCAAAGCCGACGACCGCTGACCAGATTCGCGCCTACATGGTGGGGGAAGTAATACTCCAACCGTGCGGGAAGACTGACTGCGAGCCGGTGTGGGAGGAACTACAAAACATGCAGTTCTGCCAAAAATGCGGCGTCAGGGGAACTTAGTTCAATCGCCCCACATTTGACTTAGCGTCGGCCTGATTGCTCCTACACCCCTACGCCTCTGTTCCGCTGCTAGCTGCCTGCTAGTCATCCCTGCCCATATGCCGTGCATATCCGCCACAGGGAACTCCAGCGCATAGTTGAGGCACTGTGTTCTCACGAAGCACCCGTCACACAAGGCTCTTGCCCCAGGTATGTAGCTGATGTCCTTATGCCCCTTCGGGAACATCTCGTTCGTACGTCCCTTACAGTTTGCGTAGAACATCCACCCGTTATCTTGTATATCACGTTCTGATGGAGGCTCAGGTACTTCTAATCCATCATTTTCATCGGGTACTTCTAGTTCCACTTTGACCTTTCGGCTTGGTGGTAGGTTCTTGTATATGGGTTGAGTATGGAGCCCCAGTTCCAGGGTCATACTTCGCAGCAATAGCAATAGCCTTTAGGGCTACCCTCTTCGCCTGCTGCAGTTCTAGCTTCTTGCCATTCACCAATACCTGTAAGGCTCCTAGGGCATACTGTGCCCCACTACCTATGGCGAACAGACCAGATGAGTCGATAATCCATGAATAGTCGCTGTCCACGATGTACAGAACCCCATTTACGGCAACCATGATGGTTGAACCGTGTTCGGCTACATGTTGGCTTGAGTCCCTTTCGGGTAAGGAATATCCGTGTTCATCAAAGCATGAGCGTAGTTCGGGTATGAACTTTAGGGTCATGAAGGCGTCTAGCTTCTTCCCGGTACCCACCGGTGGCGGTGGTGGAACAAAAGCATGAGTCAACAGATTTATTGCTCGTAAGTCCCCAGCAGCACCAAGTAGGAACTGCTTCGTATTGGCAATCTTGTTAACACCACCACCCAAAGTACTGGTAGAAAGAATCTCACCGTCTCTCCCTATATCAGAGATACGTGAGTCTCCTACCATTAGGGCATATCCGTCCCCTTGTATTCCTATTATGGTGGTCATCGCTGCCTTTGCTTACCGTTGCGGTTTAGAATGCGCGCGCTTTTCGTCAGACCTTATACTCTGTGCCACGGAAGGCGCACCAACCGTCGTAAATCAGCACAGATTCATAAGAAAACTTGTGTTCGCCCGTGTCTTCATAGGTCACGACACCGAGTCCCTGTTGCCAGTCTTCGTGGCGCACAAGGGGGCGTCCATCTAGGTCTACTCCGCCTTTTGTTGACGGAATAGCGCCATCGATACGAGCGAGACATCCAGGAGATGCTGCCATCACGGTCTTTGGACCGTCGTAATCCTCGCGAGTCTTGTAGGCCATCTCGATACGGTGAATGTGTCCATAGATAACAGACACTTTTTCGT